TCATGTCGGGGGAGACGGTCGCCGCGATCTACAAGAAACTCGGTCTCAACATGCTGCCGACGCACGCGACTTTCCCACAAGGCGGCTACAGCTTCGAGGACGGCATCACCGAAATGGAAAACCGCCTCGGCCTCGGCAAACTCAGGGTCGCGGCGCACCTTTCTGAGTGGTTCGACGAATATCAGGGCTACCACCGGGTCAACGGCCTTGTGAACAAGATCGACGACGACCTGCTGAGCGCAACGCGGGTGCTCTGCATGGCAATCCGTCATGCCAAGACGACATCGAATTTCGTCGTCCGGGGCACGACGCAGGCCGGCCCCCGGCAGGCCGCGGACGTCGATTTCGACCTCGCCTGAGTGCGTTGCTGCCCGCGCGCCGTCTGCGCACCTTCACAGCATGGCGAACTCCTATTCACCGGCCTCCCTCGATCTCGGGTTGGGCGACGGCAACGCGCTTACCAACCAGGTCGGCGAGACCGAGGAGGAGCGCCGCAAGCGGCTCATGAAGGCGAGCGGTCAGGCCGACCCGTCTTCGGCCGGCGCGAATACGATGGGTATGGCCGCGATGAACCTCCTGGGTTCGTTCCGTGCCGGATGACCTCACCGTTCGCAAGCACGCGCAGGAATTGCGCGACGGCTGGCAGGTCCGCGCGCTGATCGCCACGCGCCGCAGGCCGATCGGCATGATCGTGCTGTCGATGCTCGCACACACCTACGACGACGCCATGCCGGTGCTGCTGCGCGTCGCCTTCCCGGGCTTCTCCAGCATCGCGCCGCCGTTCCCGACGACATGCGGCCGGATCGACAAGACCGGCGCCGTGGTCGCCGACATCGTCAATCGCTCCGGCAAGATCGAAAAGAACGTCGCGATCTTTCAACATACCGCAGACATGCAGGGCCAGTTTCGCCGGCTCGCCGACGAATTGAAGCTGCCCGACGACCAGCGCATCGAAATGTTCAACGTCGCGCAGAAGTGGATCGTCGCCGACCGCCGCATCGACCCGACGATGAACCCGCTCGACCCGGAGGCGCGCCGCCTTGTCCTCCACTGACCCATACACGGCCAACGCCGCGGTCCCGCGCGTCATTCCGGAGCGCGAGCAGCAGATCGTGCGCGATGTGCTGCAAGAGTTCTCGCAGATGTATTCGTGGCGAAATTCCGGCTTCTCCGGTCAGTGGGAGGAGGTGGCCGCGCTGATCGATCCGCCGTCGCGCAACACGTTTTTCTATGGCGCCTACAACACACCGGGCCAGAAGAAAACGCAGCAGCAGGTCGACTCGTCGGGCCAGATGGCGCTCCACCGGTTTGCCGCGATCTGCGACTCGATGCTGACGCCGCGCAACATGCAGTGGCATCAGCTTCGCGCCGACAACGACTACGTGATGAAGGATCGGCTGACGCGGCTGTGGTTCGAGCAGGCCACGAACCTGCTGTTCAAATATCGCTATGCCGCGGTCGCGAACTTCACCGGCCAAAATCAAAACAACTGGCGCGGTGTCGGGGCTTACGGCAATGCCGCTATGTTCGTCGATGCGCTCGATACGCGGCTATTCGGCGGCGTGCGCGGCATTCGCTACAAGGCCGTGCCGATGGGCGAGATGTACTGGCGGGAAAACCACCAGGGGCAGATCGACGGCTTCATTCGATGGTTCAAGCTGACCGCCGCGCAGGCCGCGCAGAAGTGGGGCATGGATCGATTGCCGCCGGGCCTGCACACGGCACTGTCGACGAACAGCCAATTTCCCTATCAATTTCTGCATTGCGTGCGTCCGCGCGATGACTACGACCCGCGCCGCTACGACGCGCGCGCCCTCCCATATGGTTCTTACTATGTGTCCATCGAGGGGCAGTGCCTGATGGCGCCGGAGAGCGGCTATCGCTCTCTGCCGATCGCCGCATTTCGCTATGACGAAGGGCCGGGCGAGGTGTACGGGCGCGGCCCGGCGATGATGGTCCTGCCGGCGCTGAAGACGCTCAACGCGCAGAAGACGACATTCTTGAAGCAGGGTCACCGCGCCGCCGATCCGGTGTTGCTGACGACGGACGATGGCCTGACGAATTTCTCGTTGCGGCCAGGCGCGATGAACCCCGGTGCCATGTCGCAGGACGGCAAGCGCCTCGTCGACGTGCTGCCGACCGGCAATATCGCGATCAACGAGAAGATGATGGACATGGAGCGGTCGCTGATCGACGACGCTTTCCTTGTCTCGCTGTTCAAACTGATCCTCGAAGAAAAGGTGCTGACCGCGACGCAGGTCACGGAGATCGTCAATCAGAAGGGCATCCTGATCGCCCCGACGATGGGCAAGCTCCAGACCGGCCTCGGCCAGATGATCGACCGCGAACTCGACGTGCTTGCGGCGCAGAACCTCTTGCCTCCCATGCCGGCGCGGCTCCGCGAAGCGCGCGGCGAGTACCACGTCGAGTACACCTCGCCGCTGGCGAAGACGCAGCGTGCGGGCGAGGCGGCCGGCTTCATGCGGACGGTGGAGACGGCGAAGGAAATCGCCAACATCACGCAGGACGCCTCGTATCTCGACCCGTTCGACTTCGATACTGCGCTGCCCGACATCGCCGACATTCAGGGCGTGCCGGAAAGCTGGATGGCGGACCCGCGCAAGATCGCAGTCAAGCGCCAGAACCGCGCTAAGGCCGCGGCACGGCAGGCTCAGATCCAAGCAATGCCGGCGCAGGCCGCGATGCTTAAAGCGCAGGCCACGGTGCAGAAGAACCAGCCCGGCATCGGGCCGCAGCAAGGCGTCGGGGGTCCGCAGCAAGGCGCTCCGCAATGACACCCGAAGAAATGGCCGCCGCGAATGAGGAATTGCAGCGCGCTTACCGCGTCTGTTTCGGTTCGCCGGCAGGGCAGGCGGTTCTCGCCGATCTTGCGCCGTTCACCAACGCAGCCGAGCCGTGTTTCCGCGCCGACGCCAGAATGCACGCGCTGGAGGAAGGAAAGCGGCTCGTCTGGCTGCGTATCCAGAACTTCGTGCACCTGACCGAAGACGACATCCTTCAACTCGCGCTGCGCAGGCCGCGCGTCAAACCAGGAGAGAACGATGGCTGACGGAGACACCACGACCACAACGACCACCACCGATCCGGGCGCCGCCGCTGCGGCCACCGCCGCTGCTGCGAAGCCTTGGTACGAGGGCAAGGCGGACGCCGAGACGGTCGGCTACTGGCAGAACAAGGCGTGGAAGGCCGACGACCCGGTGACCATCGCGCTCGAAGCCACGAAGGCCGCGCGCGAGGCGCAGAAGTTCGTCGGCGTGCCGCCGGAGCAACTGATCCGGCTCCCCAAGGATGCGAAGGACGAAGCCGGATGGAACAGCGTCTATCAGCGCCTCGGGAAGCCGAACGACCCGAAGGGCTACGACTTGTCCGCTGTGAAGTTTGCGGACGGTACTGCGATCGACGATGCATTCGCCGACACGATCCGCCAGACGGCCTTTGCGAACCATCTCCCGAAGGATGCTGCGACGGCCTTTGCTCAGTCGGTCGTGAAATTCATGGAAGGCGCGGACGCGGCGGAAGCAGCCGAGAAAACGGCGAAGATCAACACCGAAAAGGCCGAACTCGACAAATCGTGGGGGCCGAACAAGGACCTCAACAAACTCACGGCGATGCAGGGGGCAAAGCGCCTCGGCGTCAGCCCTGAAGACATCACCGCGCTCGAAAACGTGGTGGGCTACTCCCGGGTGATGGAGATATTCCGCAAGATCGGCGCGGGCACCAGCGAGGACACCTTCGTCGACGGCAAGGGCACGGTGCCGACCACGCAGGCCAGCGCGCAGGCTCGGCTCACTGAGCTCCAAGCCGACAAACAATGGGTCGATCGGCTGTTCAAAGGCGACGCTGCGGCCCGGCGTGAGCACGAAAGCCTGATTGCGCAGATCACGGGGGTCGCGGCATGACCGACACCACCACCATCGAGGCCCCGCCGACCAAACGAAAAGCCACGCGCCGCAAGAAGGCCCGCCGCGCGCGCCACCTCGCGCCGGCCGCCGTCAAGGCGGTCGCGATCCCGGACGAGCTCGCTGGCATCACAAACACGGCCTGCCCGCTCGAATGCGGCCCGAAGGGCTGCGTCATCAGCGGCAAGCCGTACTGCGGCCACCCGTGCAAAGGCGGGCTGCAAGGCCCCGACATGATCGACCCGGCGGCGCTTGACCGCGCACACCGGGCGAAGACTGCGCTCGCGCACATGGCGGTCGACAAGCGGAGGGCCTGACATGGCCGTTAAGTGGATCAGCAAAGCGATCAAACATCCCGGCGCGGAAAAGGCTGCGGCCAAGCGCGCCGGGATGTCCACCAACGCCTACATGGAGAAGCACAAAGACGACCCCGGCAAGGACGGCGCGCGTGCTCGGCTCGGGCTTCGTCTGGAAGCCATGCGCAAGAAGTGAGTGCGTTGCTGCGCCCGGCGGCGCGGCTAGTGTGCGGACATTCGCGGCGTCGATAGCCCCCGAAAGGACACGGCTAGATCGCGACAAGTGACGGCCCCCGGTTCACGGACACGGCCGAAGGTCTGACGGCCCCCTGCAAAGGGAAACGCCACCATTCTTTCGCTCAAACCGCAACGGGACCAGCCATGTCCGAGAACCTGATCAAACTCGCCGTTACCCAATTCTCCTCGCTGCTGAACCTCAAGCTTCAGCAGGAGCAGTCCATGCTCCGCGGTCGCGTCATGGAAGGCGCGCACATCGGCAAGCAGGCTTCGCCGATCCAGTACATCGGTGCGATCCAGATGCAGGCGCCCGCGGGCCGCTTCGCGCCGCTCAATCGTCAGGACGTCGACTTCACTCGCCGCTGGGTCTTCCCGGTGGACAAGGAAGCGACGCAGTTGATCGACACCTTCGACAAGCTGCGTCTCCTGTCCGACCCGACCTCGCAGTACGTGTCGGAATCGTCGGCCGCGGTCGCCCGCGAGTGGGACGACCGAATCATCGCCGCAGCCTTCGGCGACGCGCAGATCGGCACCGACGCCGGTAGCCTATCGACCGAAACGTGGGCCTCGTTCTCCGGCGCATGGGAAATCAGCGACACGTTCAAGTCGGCGGCTTCGTCCGGCCTGACGGTGGCGAAGATGATCGAAGCCAAGCGCATCATGCGCAAGGCACAGGTCCCCGTCGATCGCGAGCCGATGACGTGGGTCACGAACTCGCAGGGTGAGAGCGATCTGCTCAACCAGGCGCAGGTCATGTCGTCGGACTTCAGCGGCGATCAGGCCCCAACCCGCAACGCGGAGGGCAAGATCACCCGCTTCATGGGCTTCGACATCCTCTACTCGGAGCGCCTGTCGAGCGCGTCGAGCATCCGGTCGAACATGGCCTTCGTGAAGTCCGGCCTCTACCTCGGCATCTGGAAGGACGTCTACAACAAGATCAGCCAGGCCGATTGGCTGTCGAGCCAGCCGTACCAGCTCTACACGAGCATGACGGTCGGTGCGACGCGCCTCGAACCAGGCCGGCTGCTCAAGGTCAAGTGCGCCGACACTTCCACCGCCGCCGATGTGACGCCGTAAGGAACCGCCCACATGACCACCGAAGCACTCAAGTCCACCCCGATCACGAACCTCGACGCCGTTCCTGTCGTGGCTCTCACCACCGGCGAGGGGGCTCCTGGCCACCTTCGCAGCGTCAGCGGCTACGTCACCGTCTCGACGACGATGGCGGCCGGCTCGACCTACCGTCTCGTTCGCATCCCGAGCGCGGCCAAGGTCAAGCAGGTCCTGTTCGAGAGCGAAGCGCAGGGTGCCGGCGCCTTCAACCTGTCGGTCTACTACTCCGACAGCACGGTTGATGGCACGCAGCCGGCGAACCAAGGCGTCATCGTTCCGACCACTGGCGATCAGTTCTTCGCGTCGGACATCGATTGCTCGTCCGCCGTGGCGCAGGTCGACAAGACGAACGAGAGCGGCAACTACACGCTCGCGCTCCGCAACAAGCCGCTGTGGTCGGCGCTCGGCCTCACGTCCGACCCGGGCGGCTTCTTCGACATCGTGGCCGTGGTTCACACGACCGCCGTCACCACCGGCACCGGCAAGCTCGGCGTCTGCGTCAACTACGTCGAGTAACCGACGATGGCCCTTGCCGCCGTCAACATCACGGTCGGCCAGTCTCTTGGCGGGGGAGCCTATAGCTCCTCCGTCAAAGGTGGTTCGATCCCGAACTTCGCCACGGTCACGGCAGACGTCGCCACGCTGGTCGCGGACGGCGCGAGCCCGACGCAGGCGCACGTGACCACGCTCAATACCGACTACACGGCGCTCGCCGCCTCAATCAATGGCGACGTGACCGTTGTCTGGAATAGCGCGGTCGTTACGAGCCGCAACCAACTGCGTGCCGCACTCATTGCCGCCCTGAAGGCGGTCGAAGGCGGGTACGGCGGCCTTTCGGAATAGGCAGGAGCTAAAGCATGTCGAACCATTACGTGAGCCTTGCGCGCGGTGCCGAGGGGACCAGCTATCTCGACTACACCACCGGAACGTCATCGTCCGCGAGCGACCTTTTCGAGTTTCGTGTGCTCGATGGTGTGACCCCAAGCCGGCTCGAAGTCGTCAAGGCGCTGGAAGCCATCGAGCGGTTCTTCGAGAATGCCCAGCAGGTCAGCGCGGCCGGCTTCGACGTAGGCGGCTGACATGGCAGTGTTCAACGGCTTCGATCAACGCATCGACTCGAACGTTGCGGCCGGCACCATCGGGCCGTTCACGCTGCGCGGCGGCTCGTACTGGATCGAGACCAAGTCGACCGGCACGGGCACCATCGACCTCAAGAAGCTCGGGCCGGACGGCACGACCTATACCGCCCGCATCACGCAGATCACGGCGACGGCCGGCCAGCAGACCATCTCCTTGCCGCCTGGCACCTACGAGTGGGTCATCGCGACGTTCACCGCGAACTATCTCGAGATCACCCGCATCCCGACCGCCGTGGAATGAGCCTGAGTGCGTTGCTGCCGTTCCCGCCGCATGGCGTTGTGGCGACATGGCAGTCAGCGGCGGACTAATCGCATCAGGGAAAGCGCGTGAGGCGCGCGTCGAAGCCACGGTCATCCGTGCGGACGGGCGCGTCGAAAGCCTTGGGGTCATCTCCTACTGGCACGTGAACCCGCTGCGGCGATGGGCCGTGAACGGCTGGATCATCCTGAAAAGGGCATTCCGATGACGGCTCGCGTCCAGAACAACGGTCTTGCGCGGATCACGTCGCTGCTGGTCGCGGCGAGTTGGTGGCTTCAGTGGGGCACCGGTTCGGCTGCCGCCGCGACGGCGAACGTGGTGACGACGACCACGACCACCGAATCCCGCGTGTCCGCCTCGGCGGCGCAGGGCACCACCACCGTCACGAACGACAATATGACGCTGACCGGCACGATCACCGCGGCCGGCTCGCGCGCCATTACCGAGGTCGGCGCCTTCGACGCGGTTGGCAGCGGTTCGCCGCCGACCGGCGGCAACATGGACGTCTACGCCGACTTCACGGTCATCAACCTCGCAACGAACGACTCGATCGCCTTCACGATCAAGGTGACGTTCTCGTAACACAGTCGGGAATGTCGAATGTCGGACCCGAATTTTAGCAGCGTAACGCTGCTTGCCAAATACGAGTCCGACTTCGCTGATATTTCAAATGCGGCGCAGACCGCGACGACGCATGGTCCGCCGACGATTGTCTCATCGACGCCATCGCCGCCGACCGGTGCGAGCGCCAGCGCGAAATTCGTTCAGGCCAGTTCGCAGTACGTCGATTACGGCACCTCGACGACGATGGACCCCGGCGCGGGGGATTTCACCGCGGAAGCGTGGTTCAATCTCGCGTCACTGCATTCGTACAACTCGATCGTCACGAAAGGCGATCAGATCAACGCGCCGACCAATCTTGGTTGGGGCATCTGGATCGACGCCGCCGGTACCGTGATCGGCCTCGCCTACGACGGATCGTCGCGCGTCAACATTCAGGCGGGGACCGCTTCGACATCGACGTGGTATCACTGCGCACTGGTCCGAGCGTCCGGAACATGGTCGCTGTTCTTCAACGGCAACCGCCTCGGCACGTCTGCTAACGCCACCGGTACGATCAGCAATTCGACGCGCAAGATGTGCGTCGGCGCGGACGATAGCGGCTCTGCGGCCGGCGACTTTCTCAATGGCGACGTCGGCTATGCGCGCGTAACGCCGGGCGTCGCCCGCTACAGCGGCGCGACCTATACGATTCCCACGATCCCGACGTCGTATGTTGGAACGATAAATAGCAAGTCATTGGCCGTTTCGTGCACGACGACGACTTCGCCGTCACGGTCAACCGGGAAAATTGAGGCGGTGGCGTGCACGACGACGACGACGCGCCTTAAGGCCGTCACGAAGGGGCTGGCAATCGCCTGCGTCAGTGCAGTCGCCGCGATCAAATCGGCAGCACATTCGATTGCGGTGTCCTGCTCGTCGTCGACTGCGGCGGTAAGGATAGCGCGGAAAATACTGGCCGTCGCCTCTACGACCTCAACAAGTATCGCCGTGCTGAAAGAGCGCGTGCTGGTTCTAGCCGTGAGTTGCACGACGTCGGTCAGCCGCATCAGCACCGTCGCCAAGCGCCTCGCTGTTTCGTGCGTCACGAGCATCCCGAACTCGCTGATTTCTGGCGTCCTCAACCCCATCCGGCGCGTCAAGGCCAGCTTGCAAAAGCTGCGCACTAAGCCGCCGTCCCTGACCCAATAGAGGCCGCCATGCCGTTTCTCGACAGCCTCGACATTGCGAACCGCGCGCTTCAGCACTGCGGTGCGACGCCGATTGCCAGCATCGACGAGGACAGCAAGAACAATCAGGAAGTCTCAAACGCCTACGACAAGGTGCGCCGGGCCGAACTGCGCCGGAACGTGTGGCGGTTCGCGATCCGCAAGGCCGTTCTGCGCGCCATCGACGCGAACACACTGCTGCTGAATGCACCGACGTACAGCGCGACCGCTACCTACTTGCCGGGCCAGATCGTGCAGGACGCGAATGGCGTGCTGTGGATTTCGCTCAAGCCCGACAACATCAACAATTCGCCCGGCGGCAACAACGAATATTGGGACGCCTATTTCGGCCCCGTAACGGTTTCGCTGTGGAGCAGCGGCACGGCCTATTCCGCGGGCGAACTCGTCTACAAGGCTGGCGCGACGGCCGGCTCCTATCAGGTCTACATGTCGCTCGCGAACGCGAACAGCGACCAGCCCGACACCGCGACAGCATGGGACGCGACGGTCACCTATTTCGCCGACCAGGTCGTCAGCTACAGCGGCTCTCAGTGGCGCAACCTGCTGCCCTTCAATCTCAACATCACGCCGACCGATGGTCCCGCCGTATGGGCGGCGGGAACGACCTACAGCGCGAGCCAGACCGTCACCGGCTCGGACGGCTTCATTTACTCGTCAGTCGGCAGCGGCAATCTCGGCAACGATCCGACCGTCGACGGCGGCGTGCACTGGACGAACACGAATGCAGCAAACGGGTGGTCGCGATCCCCGACCATCACGGCGAGCGCAATGTCGTGGCGTCCGATCGGCGGCTTGGCGCTCCGCTCGCTGAACATCCTCTACCCGGTCGGTAGCGGCCCGGCGACGGAGCCAAGCACGCGGAACGTCTATCGGCTCCCGGCCGGCTATCTGCGCGAGGCGCCGCAGGACCCGAAGGCCGGGTCGTATTCGTTCCTCGGCGCGCCCGGGGGCCTTGGATACGACGACTGGAATTTCGAGGGGAACTACCTCGTGACATGCGATGCGTCGGTCATCGTGTTCCGGTTCGTCGCGGACGTCACGATTGTCCGCAGCATGGACGACATGTTTTGCGAGGGGCTTGCGTGCCGTGTTGCGGAGGCCGTGTGCGAGCCGGTTACGGGGTCGCTCGCCAAGCTGTCCGCCATTGCCGGCGAGTACACGCGCTTCATGGGCGAGGCGCGCACCGTGAATGCCATCGAGGAGGGCGCGGTAGAGCCGCCCGTCGACGACTTCATTACGTGCCGGTACTGACGATGGGCGACGCCTCCTTCACACAGGACAGCTTCCTCGGCGGCGTCTGGTCGCCGTTGGCGCAGGGCCGCGTCACCGACCAACGCTATCGCACGGCAATGGCCGTGTGTCTCAACGGCATTCCGCTGGAGGCCGGCGCATGGACGCGGCGGCCGGGGACGAAGTTCGCGACCTTTACGCCGGGTGGTCTTCAGGCGCGCGTGATCGCGTTCGATTTCGAGGAGTCGCACCCCTACACGATGGTCATCTCTGCGCTGAACATCCGGTTTCTTACCGGTGCATCTGTCGTCATGACGAACGACGCGCAGGCCGTGGCCGCAATATCGACCGCAAACCCGGCCGTGGTGCAAACCTCTGCACCGCACGGCTGGTCAACCGGGAATACGGTCTATTTCACCGATCTCGGCGTCAACGATCCGCTCCTGCAAAACCGCCCGATCACGATTACGGTCACCGACTCGACGCATTTTTCCATCGCCGGTGCGATGACCGGAACGGCCATCGACGGGTCAACACTCGGCACATTCGTTTCCGGCAATGTCAAGCGCGTCATGGAGATCACGACGCCGTATAAGGCGACAGACCTCGCGTCGCTTCGCTCTGTCCAGGCCGAGAAGCAGTCCGTCTTTCTTCACGGCGCCTACGCTCCGAACGTGCTGTCCGTCGTCACCGATCCCAGCAATACGCAGTCGGCGACGTTCGCTCTGAACACCGCAGTTTTCAAGGATGGACCGTACCTCGATCCTGTGGCTGGCGGCGCGATCCTTACGCCGGATGGCACGAGCGGCATCGTCAACTGCACGGTGTCGTTCAATGCGTGGTCGGCGACGCAGACCTACGGCATCGGCGATTTCGTCACCTATAGCTCGAACAGTTACAAGTCGCTCGTCGACCAAAACCTCAACTACCAGCCCGACACGCATTCGACGCAATGGCTGAAGGTGTCTCCGTCCGTGGCGGTCGGGCCGAACGGCTTTCTGGCGACCGACATCGGCCGCATGATGCGGATGAACTACGAGCCGCCGCTGTGGGCCGTGGGGAGCACCTACACCACCGGACTTTCGGTCACCTACGCCGGCGCCTATTGGACCGCGCTCAAGAGCGTGTCCGCTGGCGTCATTCCCGGCACCGACCTGACGAGTTGGGAGATCAACCCGAACGCGGCGAACTGGACGTGGGGAAAGATCACCGGCCTTCTCAATCTCATCTCCGGCAGCCTGTCGGGTTCGGCGAATATCGGGACGTTGACAGGCAGCGGCGGCGTTGCCGCGTCGTTCGACGGCGTGCCGAACAAAGCCACTTCGGCATCCTCAACTGCCACCTTTAGCGACGGCAGCGGCATCCTGGGGCAGACCTACACTCTCTCCGGTTATGTCGGGAAGGATTACCACAGCGCGTCTGCGCAGAAGATCGGGTTCGTGACGATCATCCCCCCCACGGACGGCGGCATTGCGAACAGCAGCTACAAGGACATTACCGAAGTCACGTTGACGATCAATCTCCGCGGCAAGCAAACCGCGCCGTCTTCGGCTTCTGACGGCACCGTTCTTGGCACCTATACGGCTCCGCAATGGACCGGGACTGGAGCAACCGCGCTCGGGGCGTCGGCCGTGACGATTTTGTCAAACGACACCGCAACGACATTCCCCTATGTGTGGGTCGAGGCTATTACGTCCACTACGCTACTTCCGGCCGGGTCCGCTGGCTTCCAGTTTACACAGACGATCTCGATCGCCCAGGTCGAGTTCTTTTCGCCGGCTGGGTCGAGCGGCGCGAGCGTCAGCGTCGAAATTCTAGGCACCGCGCTTCCCGGCACGAGCGGCATCCGCACGTGGCGCCTCGGCGTGTTCAGCGACACGACAGGATGGCCGACCGTTGGCACCTACCACGAGGGCCGGCTATGGTTGTCCGGCGCGGTCGGGAACCGTGTCGACGGCAGCGTACCGAACGACATCTTCAATTTCGCGCCGACCGAGCAGGACGGGACTGTCACCGACGCCAGCGCCATCGACTACACGTTTGCCGCGCCGGACGTGAACGCTATCTTCTGGATGGAGCCTGACCAGCAGGGCATCCTCTGCGGCACGCAGGCCGGCGAATGGCTTGTGCAGGCGTCGACATTGAACAGCCCGTTGACCCCGCTCAACATGCAGGCGCACCGCGTCACGCGCATCGGCTGCGCGAACATCGAGCCGCGCCGCACCGAGCACACACTCGTCTTCGTGCAGCGGTATTTGCGCAAGATCATGGAGTATTTTGCCGACGTGTTTTCCGGCAAGTTCACCGCGCCGAACCTGACCGAGAAGGCGAAGCACCTGACGCTGAGCGGCATCTCGGAGATAGCCTATCAGCAGGAACTCGTGCCGACGATCTGGTTCCGAGATGGTGCCGGCGCGCTCTCTGGCGCGAGCTACAAGCGCGACACACTGATGACGTCGCAGGGGCCTACCTTCATCGGCTGGCATAGCCACACGCACGGTGGCAGCCGCACTATCGAGAGTATCTGCGACGGCACGAGCGAAGACGGCACGCTCGACACGATGACGATGGTGACATTCGACAGCGGGACGGGACTGCGGCAGGTCGAGGTGCTGACGAACATCCCAGACGAGAGCACGACGCTGTTCAATGCCTGGCACGTCGACAGCGGTATCGCGCCATCGTTCACGCAGAACGTCGTGATCGGCGGTCAGTCCTATTTCCAGCTTGGCGGCTTGTGGCCGTTGAACGGAAAGACGGTCGCGGTGATGGCGGGCGGCCTCGACTGCGGAGACTATGCCGTGTCGAACGGCATCGTGAACGTGCCCTATGGCGCGGCCGGCGGTCTGTTCACGTCGGCCTATGTCGCGGCCTACTCCGGCACATTCCCCGTCGTGGTCGGGTTCACCTTCGCGTCTCAGGGGCAGATCGTCCGTCCGGTGGCGCCGCAGGAGACCGGCGCGCGCACCGGCTCGGCGCTCGGCAAGAAGCGTCGCGCGAGCAAGTACGCCGCGCTGCTGTTCCAGACGCAGGGCATCAAGTTCGGCACGTCGTTCGCTGGCACGATGCGGACGGCGAACCTGAAGACGTCGCCGGACGGCGGCGCGGCGCTCACGCCGCTGCAAACCAAGACCGGCCTACACATTCAGGAACTCGACGACGACAACAGCTTCGACGGAATGCTGTGCTGGCAGATCACGCGCCCGTACCCCGCAACGGTCGTCGCCGTCACCGAATTTCTACAGACGCAGGACTAGGCCATGGCACTCGGCACGATGTTCGGTGACTTCGCTGGCGCTGCCGGAGATATCTTTGGCGGCATCGAGAAGAACCAAGGCCTTCAAATTCAGGCCGACGGCACGCGCATTACCGCCGAAGGGACGCGCCTCAAAGCGCAGGGCGATCTCGTTGAGGCCACGAACTACGACGAAGCGGCGACGCTTGCTCACCAGAACGAGCAGTTCACCGAGCAATCGACCGCCGTCAAGGAAATGCAGACGCAGCGGCAGATTTATCAGGGCCTCGGCACGACGCAGGCGGATGTCGCCGGCTCCGGTTTTACGATGAGCGGGAGTGGCCTCGATATCCTGCGCATGGGCGCGCAGGAGGGCGCGTTGACCAAGCAGGTCGTCGGTCAGCAGGGGCTCATCACTGAGGCCGGCTACAACGAGCAGCAGCAGGCTTACACGAACCTCGCCGGATATGCGCGCTATTCGGCCGGTGTCGAGAACAACGTCGCGAGCGAGCAGGACGCGCTTGCTCAGAAGCAGGATGATCTCGGGTCATTTGCGCAGACGGCCGGGATGATAACCGGCGGCATCAAGGCCGCTGCGGGCATAGCCGCGCTGGCGATGCTCTAAGGAAACAACATGCCGCAAATCCGCACCTACGCCGCGCCGCCACTCAGTCTTAACCCGTCCGAGACCGGCGTCGAGGCGACCGCCAATGCAGCGCGCCTCGGTGGCCGACTTTACAGTCAGGCCGCGGCGGCGACCCAAGAACTCGGCAATGAAACGCAGCGGTTCGGTGCCGAGACGGCATCGGTTGGCGAGGGTGTCGCGCGCGATGTCGCCAGCACGATCAAGGACGTCGGCAACACCGCGACGCAGTATATCGAGCATCAGGAAATCAGTCACGGCGCGACGGCATGGGCCGGGTTGAACGACCAACTGACGCAGGCGTGGAACGACACCGCGAAGAACGCGGACCCGAACGACCCGACCGTTGCGCAGAAATTCCGCGAGAATGTCCTCGAACCGTCGCTGGAAAAGTTCAACCAGGGCTTCCTTACCGAAGGCGGGCAGCGGTGGGCCGAGTCGCATACCGAGTCGCTGCGCAACCACATGTTCGAGAAGACGTCGGCGGACATGTCGACGCTGGCCGGCACCGCGGCATCGCTGAATATCCACAACACCGCGACGAGCATGTCGAACACGGCGGTCAGCGATCCGTCATCGGTGCCGCATTTACTCAGCAGCGTCGACAGCGTGGTCGGCGGCGTGGTGGACAGCTCGCCGAACATTAAGGGCGTCGATGCGGCCAAGGCGAAGATGGACCTCACGCAGAAGATGAGGGAGACCATCGTCAAGTCAGGCGCGTTCGGTGCGATCCAGTCCGCCGCCGATCCCGAGGCCGAGGCCAAGAAATGGGCGACGGCTTACCCCGACCTCATCAACGGTCAGGAGGAATTGGCGCTCGGAAAAGCCGCGAAGGTGCAGGCGCGGACTAACACGCTACTAGTTAAGCAGACCGAACTCTATAACCGGCAGCTTGCCGAGAACGCCGTCCACAATGGCGTCAACGACGCCTTCGCGAAGAACGTCAGCATCGACCCGGCCACGAACAAGGTCACGCTGGCGCCGACCTATTTCAAGGATGTGCTCGATGTCGCCAAAAAGAACCCGACCGCACCGAACGCCGCGACCGCGGTCAAGGCCTATCTCGATTGGGGCGAGAGCCAGCAGAAGCCGGGGCCGACAGTCAGCGATCAGGGCACGGTCACTGACCTCGACGCGCGCATGTTCGTCGATGGCAACCCGACCAACTCCGTCGACATCCTCAAGGCCGAGGCGGCTGGTAAGTTGTCCCGGCAGGACGCGGCGGTGCGACTGAGCCTCGTCAAGCAGCGCGACCTTATGCCGAACGACCCGCCGCTGAAATCCGACCGCACGGAGTTCTTCAAGCGATACGCCGGCACGGTCGACGGCTATCTCGCGCAGTACGGCATTCACTCCGCGCTCGGCCAGCAGAAGATGTACGCCGCGCAGCGCGACGCGATCACGGAGGAGGCGGCCTTGCGCGCGGCCGGCAAGGACCCGCGTTCGCTATACGACCCATCCTCGCCCAACTTCTTCGGTCGTCCCGAGAACATCGCGAAGTACCACGTCACCATGCAGCAGGGGCTCGATTTCGCGAATGACAAGGGGTCGATGAACCTGACCGGTCCTGGCAAGACGGTGACGGGCGTCGACGTGCAGAACGCGCCGGTCGAAAAGCCGCCGATGGAAGGTGCGAGGAAGGCCGCTGACGGGCAGTGGTACGTCCAGAAGGATGGCAAGTATTTCCGGGTGAAGCAGTAATGGCAACGCTCGAGCCCGTAGACGGTAACCCCTTCGACCAGCCGGCCGGCCCGACCCTGGAGCCGGTCGAGGGCAATCCGTTCGAGGCGAAGCCGCCGCTCGAGCCCGTGCCGCAGTCGCCGGCCTTTGCCGCGCGCGTGGCGCAGGGCTCTGTTATGGGCAAGGCGTTCGAGGAGATGGCCGCCAAGTCCTATTCGCAGCGGATCAAGGAGTGGGCGGCCGGCGAACTGAAGCAGGGCGGTGTGACGGGGTACGGCGCGGCGGCGCTCGGCACCTTGGCGGCGACGGTCGCTCAGATCCCCGAGATGGTCGCGAGCGGCGTGTCCCTCGGCCACGACGTCCTGTCCGGCAAGGTCATCACCGGCCCCGGCCTCCGCAAAGAGGACTTCAGCGACGACCCGAATGCCCCCGAGCCTCTTGACACCCTGATCCAGCGTTCGCAGGACATGGCGATGACGGGCGGTGTCACGCCCGACGTGCCGGCCAAGATGCCCCTGATCGACGCCGGCAATGGCCAGTTCGCCCGGCCCTACACCGCAGCGGACGGCACCGTGCGAGCGCAGGTCGTCGGGCCGCCACCGGCACCGATCGATTTCAAGAAGGCCGCCACCGTGCTCGGCGGCAAGGACACCGAGGCAAATCTGCGGCAGGCGTGGCAGCAAGACGGGCTGCATCCCGCCGAGGCCGTCAACGACGCCCAGACCGATGCATTTTTGAAGCACGATCTGACGACCAAGCAGGAGCCGGTGAAGATCGACCCGGCGGACGAGGAGGTGCTGACCGAGACCGGCGGCAGGCCCACCAGCCTCTCAGCGGCGGCCACTGATGCGCCAACGGACGTTCCCCTGTCCGATCAGCCATCTCCGGCGCCCGGACGAATCAGCGAGTCGCTAAAGGCGTCTGGCGACAAGCTCCTCGACATCGGCCGGGACGCTCAGATGCTCGTTGCCCCTATGGCTAGGGGCACGGCCGACAGTATGGCCATCGCCAAGGACTTCGCGAACGGCATGCGTCGGAACCGGTGGGAGTGGTCCCGGATCGACGACGACATCGCCAAGCGGTTCGACCCGGAGCAGCGCGAGCGCATGTGGAATGCGGCCGACGAGGAGTCGGTCATGCGGCAGGAGGGCCAGCAATCCGAGCACATGGGCCTCGCGACCCTGACCCCGGAGGAGCGCGCCGCGGTCAACGACCTGCACACCCGCGCCCAGGTCGCGTGGGGCCGAGCGCGTGACCTCGGCATGGTCGAGGGCGAGGGCCTGCCGGCCTACACCCCGCGGCAGGTCATCAACGCGGCGTCGGCCGTCTCCGGCGAGGGCGCGATCCCGCTGAACGGCATCGGCCTCAACCTGAAGACCCGCACCTCGAATATGCTTCGACGCAACTATCTGACCGCCGAGGACACCGAGGCGGCGGCGCAAAAGCTGCTCGGCCCCGGCGCGAAGCTCGCCCGCGACATTCGTGTGCTCCCGCTGGCCACCGCCAAGCTCGAGGACGCCGTCGCCGGCCGGACGCTCATCAACAATATCAAGGACTATGGCAAGCGCACCGGTGCCGAGACCGTCAGCGAGGGCGCCATCCCGGCCGGCTCCGATCAGAAGTGGTTCACACTCGATCACCCGGCGTTCAAGACCTGGCGGCCGAAGTTCGAATACAAGCCAAACGGCGACGTGGCGCTCGAAGGCAACATGGCCAAGGTGGTCAAGGACGCCGAGGGAAATCCGATCTTCGAGCAGGTCCCGCTCTACGTCCACGGCGACTTCGAGGGGCCGTTGCGGGCCGTACTGACCCACCGCTCGGGGCCTCTCTACGGCGCAATGATGTCGCTCAAGGGCAAGACCATGAGCCTCATCATGAACTCGCCGCTGATCCACAACGCCGTTGAGTGGGGCCGCGCGCTGCCGGCGATGCCCGGCAAGGTGGCCACCTTCAAGGTCTACTTCGAGGGCAACCGCTTCAAGAACGACATGGCCGGAATGCGGGAGGCGATCGACAACGGTCTCGTGCCGATCGGCCACCGCTTCTTCAAGCAGGACATCTCCTCGATCATGGAGGCGCCGGACCTGACACCGGGCCGGTCATGGACGGCCAAGCTTCTCGGCGCCGTGCCGGGGCTATTCGACCCCGAGGCCGGCGCGGCGACCATGCGCGCCATCGATAAGGCCGGCGACTTCTGGCACAACACGATGCTGTGGGACCGCGTGGCCGATTTGCAGGCCGGGCTCTACGTCAACTTCCGCGACGAGATGGTGGGGAAGGGCGTCGATCGCACGACCGCCTCCCGCGTGGCCGCGCACTTCGCCAACCGCTTCGCCGGCTCGCTGCCGCAGGAGGCCATGTCCGACGCCGCCCGCAAGGTGTCGAACATGCTGCTGTTCTCGCGCACCTTCACGCTCGGCAACCTCGGCGTCCTGAAGGACATGTTCACCGGCCTGCCGAAAGACGTGCTCGCGCAGATCGAGCGCGATGGTGGGCTCGGCAAAGGGCTTACCGGCGAGGCTGCGGAGGAAAGCGCAGAGACCGCCGTCAAATACGCGAAGACCATGGCCCGTCGTAAAGCGATGGCCACGGTCGGCATGGACATGGCCATGCTCTACGTCGGCAACTCGCTGTTGCAGAGCGCGATGAACGTCATGTTCAACGACTCGACGCTCGACAAGGAACTGCACGGCTATGTCGAGCGGTTCCGCGAGGCGATGACGCGCACGAAGGAGCACCCGCTTTCGCTCGTTCAGCCGTTCAATTTCATGCAGTCGCTCAGCGCCACGAACACGAACGAGCCCGGCCGGCAGGATCGCATTCTCGTCGGCTACGCCAAGGATGGCACGGCGATCTACGCCCGCAACCCGGCCGGCAAGATCGGCGAGGAGTTCATCGGCTATATGACCGGGCCGCTCGACATGATGCGCCGCAAACTCGGCACGTTCTCTCGGCCCGTCTGGCAGATCATGGAAAACGACAAGGGCTTCGGCCGGAAGATTTACGACCCGAACGCCGACACGCCTGGCAAGTATCTCGCCAACATCGGGGCCATCGTCGCGCACATCGCGAAGTCGCAGTTCCCGGAAGGGCAGTTCAACGCCTTCCATGACCTCGTAAAAGGCGAGGGCGACGCCAAAGTGAACGCGCTGCAAGCCTTCGGGCCAGTGGCCGGCGTCACGTTCTCGAAGGGTGCGCCTGGCGGCCCGGCGGTCGGCGAGATGTACCACGCCCGCCAGCAGCACGATTTCGCGGTGCAGTCCGCACTCCCGGACATCCAGCGGCAGTACCTCCGCGGCGACGTGGCCGGGGCCATGAACCAAATGACCGAACTCGGCGTGCCGCCGGGGCTGCAACGCTACTACGCCCGTGTCTGGGCCAATCCGGGCACGCGGCTGTCCGGCCGCACGCTCAAGGATTTCTATATGTACGCCACGCCGGAGCAGCGGGCGCGGATGGAAAACCTGCGCAATTCCGGCCCGATGGCACCCCGGCAATAGCCCTGAGTGCGTTGCTGCCGCCGGTTGTGCTGTCAGGGTGCGCGTATGGCACTCCGGCTGCACCCAGACTGGCCAGTTATCCTGACGCGGGCATGGAGCATGCGCTTCATTCTGCTCGGGTTCGGCTTTCAGGGGGCGTCGCTCTTTCTACAGATGATCCAGCCCTACGCGAAGGGATCGCCTTTCGTCCTATCGCTGCTTGCTGCCCTGTGCCTCGTAGCCGCTGGCATTAGCCGGGTGGTCTTCCAAGCCTCACTAAGCGGGGGCGGCAATGGCCCAAAACCGTAAATGGCCATGGCTGCTCGGCGCGGTCGGCATCGCCGCCGCCGCCAGCTACACAGGCAGTTGGGAAGGGCCGTCTGTCCTCGTGGCCAAGCACCAATATTTCGACCCGCCGCACGTCATCACCTACTGCCACGGCGAGACCAGTTACGACAATCCGAAGGTCCGCGTCGGCGACAAGTTCACGCCGGACTTCTGCGACAAGGACCTGCAAAAGAAGCTGCACGAATACGACGTGAACATGCGCAAGTGCCTGTTCGCTGACATGCCGGAACACCGGCACATCGCGGCGCTCGACTTCTTCTACAACGTCGGCCAGCGCAACGCCTGCGGCTCAACTTTCGTGCGCGAACTCAACGCCGGCCATGTCGCGTCTGCCGCAGAAAATCTGAGCCATTGGACCAAGGCTAACGGCAAGGTTCTCGGCGGCCTCGTGCATCGGCGCACCGACGACTTCAAGGGCGAGGCGGCCTGGGTCATGAGAGGCGACTGACATGTTCGCACAGATCAAGCTCTACCTGCTCGGCGGTTTCCTCGTCGCCACGCTGATCGGCGATGTCGCAATCGGCATTCACTACTACGGCAAAGGCTGGAACGCGGCGGTCGCTGCGATCGCAGCGAAGGACAGGAAGGCAAACGATGCTGCGGAAAAAGGGACTGCGAACGTGGATGCCTGCGATGCTGGCGGTGGCACTTGGGATGCTTCTAGCGGGCTGTGCCAACACTAAGTTCGCCACGCTCACGGACGGCGCCTGCAAGGCATTCCCGCGACCCGTCTATCAGATCAAGGGCGCGACTCGGTACGACCAGAAATGGGCGGACGAGACGACAGAGGTTGGCGTGGCCGGCTGCGGCTGGAAGCGCCCGGAGCACCGCCCGGCGTACCTCAATCCGATGCCGGTGAAGGCGCCGGCTGTCATTGCCGCGCCGCAACCAGCATCACCGCTCGTAATCGTTCCGCAACCTGCGCCGAAGAAGCCAACGCTACGTGAGCGACTGCGCCGGTTGCGTCAGAAGATTTGAAGCGGGCCGACCGGGTGCTGTGAACATCCGGCCAGCCCTGACCACCACGAGGCCGATAGGAGACCACGCGATGGCTGACGCCGATCAAAGCACGCCGAAGTTCCATCTGGCGAGTCCGGAGTAATGGCCGTGGAGGGTCCGGTGGAGCGCATACCCGCAATGATCCAGCAACTTGAAAACCTCTCGCAAGCTATCGGGAGGCTGGAAGGCCTCATCCACAACGAGATTTCAGATCTCAAGAATGAGCAGATCGCCGATCTCAAACGCGCGGTGGAGCGCATTGCCGACGACCAGCGCCGGCTATGGGAAGCGGTGCGCGCAATCGAAAACGCGAGGTCCGCAACGCAAGGCGGGGTGAAGACGCTCTATGCCGTATTCGTTATCGCCAGCAGCATCCTCAGTTCGTTCGTCACGGTGTTCGTCACGAGGATTTTCAAATGATACCGCGATGGATCGTTTGGCTCGCGAGCGCGGTGTGCGTGGCCTGTATGCTGTTCATCTTGGCACCGGCCTTTGGGCGCGATCCAGACGGGCGCTACGCCGGCTCACCAAACGCCGAGTGGTTCAAGACGCAGCACAACGAAAAGGGCGAGTGGTGTTGCGACAAATCTGACGGGCATTATTATGATGGGGCCTATACGCTCAATCAGGATGGCTCAGTGACCATCGGCACAGGCAGGGGCGCCACGACACTACAGAGCTACATGGTGCTCAAGCATCCCAATCCGACCGGCCGCGCTGTGTGGTGGTATCTCGACGGCTACGGTGGCCGCACATCGTATTGCTTCGCGCCGGGCACACTCAGTTAGCCGCGGACGAACTCGTGGCTGAGCGTGAACGGATGCCGCCGCATTTTGAAACCGGCGCTTTCCAGGTGCGGCCACGCAAAGCGCGCCGTGTCCTCCCGCCCGTCGAACACGATCAGACATCGGCTCGCCAAGCTCGGTAGCATGTCGAGCACGTCGCACGACACCCGCGCCCCGCGCGACGCCATCTCCGGGCCGTCGATGTGCACGAACTCATACGGCAGCACGGGCAGATCGCGGTAGAACGCCGCGCGCCGGCCGGTCACGTCGCGCGCGCTCACGTCCCGCTGGATCAGGTCGATTGAAGGCAGCAGCGAGGCCGGGATTGTCTCGCGATGATGTGCCAGCCATTCCGGCGACTCCTCGACCGCCACAAACCTTCCCTCATGAATGCCTGCGTCCTGCCGCGCTAGCGCGATGACGGCACTGCTTTGTCCGGCGCCGAGCTCCAGCACATATTGAGGCCGGCGGCACATGACGTGACGGTATAGCGCCAAGTGGTCGGCGGTGCTGACGCCTGTCGATCGCGCACCGCTCATGCCCGCGACCAGACTAAGCAGGTGCCGCGGTGCGCCGGCCGAATATGCCGCTCCCCACGGTTGCAGGACGGTGGAAATTACTCGGCTGCGCAGGGCTGACATGGGCACATCATAGCCTTACCGCAGGGCCGGACAAGGGCACGCTTCATTGCCCATTAATCACGCGCTTGGCTCGTCTAGGTCCGGCGCGTTGTAGCGGCTCGGCTCCTGGGTCCAGTCGCCTTCCGCGAAGATCACAACGTCATCCGGCGCGATCTCGCGTTTCGCTCGCTTGTCCCACCAGCGATGCACAAAGGCCGGACCTCCCCAAATACGCCTAGCGTTCCAGTAGCGGTCATCCCTGAAGCCTACGTAGTGGATGCAGCGCATGATCTTAAATACGAGGTTTATTGCGAATGAAGCCAACCAAAAAGGCCACGACGACAATGGCCGCGGCCGGTGAGAGCAATACCGCAGCGGCAAATACCAGAGCTTCCCACCGCGGGTACAGGGTGTTGCCGATCCAAATTAGGTCAGTCATGGGAACATCTCTCCGTGGCAAGCCTTATCGCTTATTAACGCGGCGGCGGCTGGATCGCTGAGCAGACCGGGCACCGATCTCCTGGCCCGCAGATACCAATTCGGCATAGATAGCACTTCCCATCCAGGCGCATTTTAAGCTCCATAGAAAAGCCGCGCCCGTTGCCGAGCGCGGCTCCGTCCTCACTCCTTCTCCAAGTCAGCCAAGTAGCCGTTACAAGCATCGGTGGGGAGGCCGCCAAAGAACGGCGGCAGCTTCAGCCGCGCCGCCGGTAGCCCATCCGCAGTCTGCCCGATCTCCAGGACTTCGCAGCCCGCGATCCCAAGCGGCATGTTGCTCTTCGCCTTGGACTTCCCATGCCGCCACGTCACCGTATCTCCGACTTCGATCTGTGTGGTCATGCGACCCTCCTTTGAGTTGACGCAGGCATTATAGCAAACGGGACTTTTATCAATTTGCGCCCATCAATGACTTAGCGTAAGTTTCGCTCCGAAATCATTGAAGAATAAATTTTGCTTGACACGGTTTTCGGCACATCCTGCGCAATGCTTATGTGATGTTACTGCGGTGCTTTGTCAGGAAACCAAAGTTTTCCACACCACAGATAGACGACGCCGAAGACGTTCGGGCCGTTGAACTCTAAGCGTCTACCTAGGCGGATGGCGAGCCACCTCATCACCTCGTCTGGTATCATTTCCCTTCCTCCTTGAATATCCCGCGCATCTCGCGAAAGTGCGGCGGCTTCTCTGACTGCGGTGTTAACTGCTGATGAAGCGCGTGGCCGCGCGATAGAAGCCAAACCTTTTCCATCCGCACTGCCAGCGATCCATACCTATCGTCAGCCGGCGCGATATTGGAGACGGTCTCGATTTCACCGAGTGTCGCCCTAAGCCTCTCGTTCTCTGCCGTCAGGCGCTCGATACGGGCCAGCAATTCGTTTTCGCGAAAGGCTGCTTGGGTCAGTTCGTTCGGAAATTCTGCGGGCTTCATGCTCATTCTCTACCCATAAATCACTTGGTCAAATGCTCGATCCCGGGATATGTCTTTTCAGCCCATCGGCTCTGGTTACACTTATCGCAGGAGTGCCGCCACTTCGTTTCGAAAGTATTCGAAACGCCTTCAGCGCAGATAAATTCCCCGCCGCAATCACACCGCCAATGCCGCGCGACCGTCCTTACCTTGAAATCGTCGAACGTCATTTCCCGTCCGTCGCAGTCTTCCATTTCAACCTCCGTATTATCGACACGAATACATCTCAGAACCAGAACGTGACATAGACAAGGATGCCTATCGGGACGAGCACTGTGGCAGCAAGCGAGATGTGCTCTAGCAACAGCATTTGCCTCTCCTCAATGCTTGAGCCAGAAGGCGAGCGCCACGGCGACGAGAAGCGCCACTATCGGCGCGGACCAAAATTCGAGCGGCCCGATTCGTGGCTCGTAGCGCGGGTCCGGCGGGCATTTCTGCATCCGTGCCGCAAGGCACAGACAGCAAATGTCGTGATCGCGCGTCAGTTCGACGCCGCATTCCTTGCATGTCCAAGCCTGCGTCATCTCTTTCCTCCGATGTTACTACGCCGTTAATGCGGTAGTCAGTCGAGCCAAGCGGCGTCGATCACGCGGCATTCCTTGAAGTTCACCATCACGTCTGAACCGGCGAGGATTTCGGACGTGTTGTGCTCATCGATATTGGCGAGCACGCCGGCCACATCAGATGCCTTGTAATCATCAACCGATGACGGAGGCGGATCATCCTCCTCGAAATCCGGCGTCCAGTCGTCCACCTTGATTTCGAGCGTCACCTTTAGCGTCTTCATGACTTTCCGTCCTCTGTGTTCTCAACGGGGTTGTGCTGATTTGTGCTTAGCCACGTATCCGGCGCAGGAAATCGATATTGTAGCCGAAGTACGCTTTCGCGTCGGACGGCATGATCCACAGCCCGAGGCCGAGCCATTTCCTGCCGAGATAGAACCGAATGCGAGTGACCATTTCCGCCTCCTTAACCGTTCTTTAACGCGGTGCTTGCCACGCTGCTTCCGTGTTGCGCCTATGGCGCTCGGCGCGGTGACGCTGACGCCCGTCCATCATTTCGAGAACCTG